AGCAGACGCGTCAAGCCATCAAAGCAGAACCAGCCCTCACTGCTGTTTTTGCGACAGGGATGCTCGCCAATGCACTTCGCGAAGGCGTTATTGCTGCAAGCTCTCATGCTGAGAGTTTGACAATTAACACCTCTTTGGTTCGGTCGGATCAAATCTTTGTGCTCACATTGCCAATCAACTTTGTGAAAGTTTGGAATGTGATCCATCGCCGATCGAGACCAAAGAAACCCAATAGGAAGATTCGCATCTTCAGGGAAGCACTTGAAGCTACTGGGTTGTACGACCTCAACAAGCAAAAGGTCCTTCACTGGATCAAACTGCTTGATGAACGTTCCGCGCGGTTTGCTACGGTAGTTGATTTCAAGATCAATATTATCACAAGCGCTGCCATCCCTGAGAACGTTCTTCGTGGAGCTATTGAGCAAGTTCCATTGCCAATGCCCACCTGGGCCCAAAAGGTTGCGTCCGAAATTTTCGACACAGCCTCATCAGGAGAAGAGAATAAGCAGGAGGCGAAAGACACGAATATCAAAGTCGAAGTCTTTGTCCCTGATTCTCGCGAGGATGCAATTAAGTTTGCAGCAAAGCCATCACCGGAAGAGCCTGAGGTCCACAAGCAAGCTAGATCCCTTGCCAGGACAGCCATGGAATCCATTTGGTCATGGGTTTCTGCCAAAGTTATGCCTGTTGTTGAACCACGAGACGTCACCACTTTCCATGTCACTGAAGCCATTCTTATGCTGCAAGATTCCGTCAATAATGACAAAGGTTTCATCACAGCTATGAGAGTTGGTTTCGGTGTGGCAGCAACACTCAGTGCTGCTGTTTTTGGTTACAGAGTGTTCGTTCGACACCCTTCCAAGCCTGATGGGACATTCGCTGATGCCCAGACTTACACAGCCCGTGGTCTTCGCCAACGCGGAGGAGGCAGTTCTAAGAAAAAGGCCCGCCAAGCAAAGATCGACAATTGCACTGGCGGAAAACACCACGCTGAGATGGACAATGCTGCTGACGGCAGACTTGCTATCGCACGCAACATCGTCTCTATTGAAAGAGATGGTGGTCGCCAACATGCTTTGTTCATCAATGGATCTGTTTTCACCACAACGACCCATTTCTTTTTCAATAAAGGCCAGCCCTTGCCAGAAGGTACCTTGTTTTACTTGACTGATGCCCAGAACGTGAAAACAACACATGTCTTTGTGCCAGAAAGCCTGTACTATGAGACAACTGAGTCTGGCCTCATTGCTGACGATTGTTACTATGCAGTTGCACCCGCCAAAGGGAATAGATTGTATCGCAACATACTCACAAGTTTCATCGATATGGATTTTGAAGATGTGCCTATTAACCCCGTTCGAGGCTGCCTTCTCAAACCAGCTGAATTCATTGATTTGAGTGTCTCTCGCGCCATGGCCACTTTGTCCTATGAAGCCAACGGAGCCAATTTCTTTGTTGAGGAACGGATGAACTACGACCCCGTGACAACACAAGGAGATTGTGGTTTGCCAACTGTCGTTCTCATC